ACGTTTTCACCAACCCTATTACCTATACCTCTAATAGCACTACCACCTAATCCAAAATATGATTCCATATTTGCTATCAATTTATCGAGTTTTTCATTTGTTTTATCAATTCTCATTCCTAATTTTGCTTGTTCACCATTACCTCCACCTACTGCTATACCTGGAGCCATCAATGCATCGTTAGTAACATTACCTCCACCTCCTGCTATACCTGGAGCCATTAACACATCGTCATCTTTTCTACCAATTAGTGCATTTGGTTGATTTGGAAGTGATACTATAGGTCTGTCTCCAGCTTTATAGCTCAAATCACCAACACTTGAAAGTGATGCCATTAGAGCAGCTACCGCAGCTGTAGCCATTCCAACCATCACTAATGTTCCAAATCCAAGTGTGGCTGTTGAACCCAATGCTGCAGCTCCAAAAAATCCAGCAACTGCATTATATATTTGAGCAGCCGCAGCTATCATAGCATTAGTCTTTATAGCTACAAATAAACCAAGTAAAGCAGGTCCTATTCCAATAAAATCATCTACAAATTTTAAAAGTCCACCAAATGTTCCCACAACAAATTCAAGAGTTGGCCCCAATGTTTCAGCTAAACTTAATCCAATTGCTTTAAAATTACCTATAAGTTCTGCAGTTGCTGTTATTGTTTCTTCAGGCACTATTTTACTTAAATCTTGTTTTGCAAGTTCACCTTGTAAAGTAACTGCTTCTTTTTCTTTTGAAACCATTTTACCTAATTCAGTAACAGTTAATCCAGTAGCTTTAGCTAATGCATTTTTCTGTAAAACATTCATTTTGTCAAATTCAGCTTGACTACCAACTTGTTTTAGTATTTCAGATTGAAATCCTTCTAAGTCACCAGATAGTGCTAATTCTCTAGCTTTTTGTAAATTAACATTTCTACCTAACAACACAGAGGCTTCAACTTCAGCATTTAATGAAGATTGAAAATCTAACATACCCTCCGCAGCACCGGCAATAGAACTAAATTCTACACCAAGTTTTCTAGCTTGTATGGCTGCTCTTGTTAATCCCTCCGTTCCAGCGGATGAAAACTTAGCAAATGTTTCAGTATTTGCTGCTATGTCTCTTAAAATAACAGCAGGTGCCACATCATTAGCTACAGCTAAAGACTCAGCAGATTTAGCTAATTCAACTGCACCTTGTTCAGTCAAACCACCTATTGTGGTAAGTGCTCCAATTAATTTTCCAGATTCTTCTGCAGACATTCCAGTTGAAACTGCAATATCACCAATTGAATCTGATAAACTTAATGCTTTTTGAAATCCAATACCAAACTCAGAAGATAGACTTTTAGTCGAAGTTAAAGCGTCCTTTGCTTCTAATCCTATTTTAGTAAATTCTTGTGATGCTCCAGCTAAATCATCTCTAAATTGAGTTACACCTAGTGCTCCAAATTCATCACCAATGGCTTGTTGAGTTTCATTGAATGTGAGTAAAACTGCGGTGGCTATGGTTAAGGGATTTGTTAAAAATCCTGCTATGGAAGAACCTATTCCACCTAAAATACTATCAGTCGCGGACAATGTGGACTGTAAAGCTTCATTTATTTTTAATCTTCTTTCTTCAGCTCCTAAAGTTGCTCTATAACCCTCTAAATTACTTTTAACTATATCATCCTGCTCCTCAGCAATCATTTTATCTAATTCTAATTGTGCAAGTTTAATACCTGTTAAATCAGAACCACCTGATGTTAAGCTTTCACTAATATCATTTAACTTTTTGGCTTGTGATTCATTTAATTTATTTTTTGCGAATAACCCTTGAGTGTCTTTTAATTGCTCTTTTGTTTCATTGACAACATTTCTCTGTAAACCCAACCTATCCTTACCTGAAACTTTAAGTTTAGTTTCTTTACTAACAAGACCACTAATTGTTTTACTTATGTCTTTATTTGTTTCACTTATTTGATTTTCAAGTTTAAAAATCTCTTCCATTTTCTTTTGAGATTTTTGTAAGGCGGTAGTTCTTCTATTATCATTTTGAAATATTTGTTGTTGAAGTTCAGCTTCTTCTGTAAGAGCCTCTATTCTTTTTTTTATTTCAGCCTCAGTAGCCATTATCGTAATCCATCTGTTTCATATCCAAGTTTTTTTAATTCTCTTCTGACATCATTACTGTGTTTTTTAGCAGTGTCTAAATTTTTATAGAATCCTTTTAGTAATTTTTGTATTTTTGGATTTTTTAAGGCTTGTTTTTCTTTTGAAGATAATTTTTGTTTTTTTGATTTATTTAATCCAATTAAAAATTTAAATACATCAATTAATTTGTTTTCTAACAAAACATTTTTATGATTCATATATGATTTTTTCTTTGACACAATATTCTCCTATTTAGATGTATCTATTCATATATAAATATCAAATATGCAAAAAATTACCTTTTAAATCTTGGATTTATAGATGGACTTTTAGACTTTGCTTTTTGATTAGCTTTTTTTATTTCTTCATTTTCTTTTTTACGAGTATCAACTAATTTTTGATAATAAAAATTTCTTAAATAAATAGGTAAATCATATATATCGGAATGTGTAAATCCTTTTCCATAATACATTAATTGAAATATTTGTTCGTGAAGTTTTGGTTTATCTTCCGGTTTTAGGCCAAAAAAATTCAACCGTCATAGGTATATCTACCTTGACGGATTGGCCTCCTATTTCTATTTCTTGTGATAATTCAATATCTGGAGACACTTTTTTTAACTCTTCTCTTAGAAATATAGAGTCTCTAGCTAACATATTCATAGCAGTTTGATTAATCACACTTTGTGAGTTATCACCATCAACCTCTTTAATTAAATACCTTAATCTTGTAGTTAATTCAGGAACAACACCACCAACAAATTTAGCTGATGCCTTTAAATCTGTATCAATTAATTTTTCTTCTTTTCCCGTAAGTAAACTAAATTTAATTTTCTTTTTAGATATAGGCAATTCACACTCAAATAAATTTTCCGTTATATCTTTTTCTGTTTCTTTAAACGGACAATCTGCTAAATTAAATATTTGTTCTTGTAATTCTCCTGTAGTTGGATTTGTAATTTCACACACATACTCTGGTCCATATGCTAATATTCTAGCTGCAACCATAACAGCATTTTTATCACCCAACAATAAATCATCAGTTGATACACCCTTAGTTAATATTAAAGAATTAAGTAATTTATCTATAACCACACCTTTTTTGATAAGATTCTGTGATGTCAATATATCCTCTTCTTTTGCTGTCATATATTTGATTTCAATTTTACCCTCTGATAGTGGGGACTCTTTTGAATAAAATTTACCTTTACTGGGTAAATCAATCATTTCACTTGGAAATTTATTATCTGCCATTATAACCTCCGATTATTTTGATTCAGAAACAGACGCTTGTCTATAACCTGTAACTAATTTTTTTATTTCACCAATAGCTTTTCTCGCTCTACCGCCAGCTGCTTTTGTACCTTTTTCCGAAAATACTGCATGATTTTCTTCAAATTGTTCAAATAATTCTTTTATTTCACTATATAATTTATCTGTTGACATTTATATCTCCTATAACTTTAGTTAAACTTCAATCGCCCGTCTAAACCAACCCATCCAAAACTTTTCTTGGTTTGGTTTATCGATAACTATGTTTGCAAATCGTAACACACGATATGCTCTTACTCTATCTAATGATATCTTTTGAATAGCATTTATTGTCTTTGGTCCTATCCCACCATCTACTTCAATTTTATCTCTACTTTTAGAATTAGCAGCCTGTTGTAAAACCTTTACAGCTCCTCTTCTACCAAAATTAACACACATATCAAAATAAATATGCCTTAATTGTGGAGGAACTGAATCACATTTCGCTGGTTTCCAATAGTCTGTATGATATATATGCTTAGCTTGTTCTATTGTAAGATTTTTAATGTCCACATCAGGATACCATCTTTTAGCAATTCCATATTTGGTTTCCCCACCAGCATCATCTGGATCATTTACATATCCACCTTCATGTTCTAAAACCACTTCAATTATTTCTTCAAATGTTGTTTTCATTATATTCTCCATATATAAATATATATAAAATAAAAAAACCCTCAATATTTCTTCTTATTAAGGGTTTTCTTATATTTCAGTTTAAGTATTTATTAGAAATTAAGTATTGCGTAATCATATCTTATTGTACAAGTAATTTCAACAGGAGTTGAATCTTCAAACGCTAAATCACCAAAATTAGCACTTTGAATATAAGCACCAACTAATGTCCATTCTTCAACTGTATCACCGACAGGACCTAATAAACGGAATTTAACTTCTTTCTTATAAAAATCTGAATATCCATCTCTACCTGTTACTGATTCGTGTGATAATCTAATCCACTCAATTACTTGTTGAGCTGCACTTGGTACGATTGGGTCGTACAAAGTAATATCAACTGGTTGCCACTGTGACCTACCTTTGACATATCTTGTTACATTGATATGTGGAAGGGCGATTTCTTCAGATTCAAGAGTTGGTCTGTTCATAGCTTTTACAGTATAAGCATTTATACCCTCTACATCCCACACAAATCTATTTTTAAGTTTTGGCTCCCAATCCCTAAACATCAAATCATTTGGTTCTATTAATTCTCCTATAGCCATTTAATTTCTCCTAATATTCCTTAACATGTAAATTTTGTTACATTTAATTCTTCATATATAAATATAAAAAATATAAAAAAAAGGGACTTATATTTAAATAAATCCCTTTTCTTTAGTTTATTTAACTAACTATTACTCTGGAAAAGCAGCACCTGTGGGTTGTATTGTAAAGTCTAATACAATAAACTCAGCAGTTCTTGTTGGTTGTAAGAATAATTGTCCGACTAATTGATTTCTATCAATTGTATCAGGTGTATTATTCGTACTATCCATCACCACTCTAAACGCACTTAAACCACTTTGTGATTGTACTCTATCTAAGAATGGATTTACAATTCCTAAGAATCTGTTTCTTGTTTGAGCAGTATTTTGTTCAAATACAAGGAATCTTGAAGAACTTGCGATGAACTTCTTA